AGCTACGGGAAACTTTACAGGAACATTCATGTTTGCACAGCAAACAAGTTCCAGCACTGGAATAACAGTCCACGCTGGTAGCCGTATGAAAATTTGGGAGGTTGCATGATAATAGAGCTTTACAAATGCACACAAGCGATAAACGAAAATGGCGAGCCCGTTTTACTTTGGAAATTCAAAGACCTAAACGGCAATTTATGGAATACTGAAACCGATATAAACGGAACGGAGATGGAAGCAGCGAGTATCATATTAGGTAGCATTCAGTGAGTCAATACAGACCGCGCTTGAACGATCAAGAATACGCTGCTATACTGAACTACAGACAAGGCAAGCGTTTTGATCCAGATGCAATACAAATCGAAGAGCCGGGCAAAGTGCCTGATTGGCTTAACACGATGGACGATGGACGCGAGGAGGTCATGCCGACGCTTCGCATCCAAGGTAAGACGGCGGTCTTCAGTGATATTCACTTAGGCATTCATGATAAGGCGGCGCTTATTGCAGCGATTCAATATGCAAAACAGGACAGAGTCGAGAATATCATTCTAAACGGCGATATTTTAGACGCGGCGCAAATTTCAGGTCATCCTAAGACAGCCGATACGCCGAAGTTCCTGAACGAGTTAGAACTAACAAAGCAATTTTTAGAGGGCTTGCGTTCAGAGTTCAAAGAGCAGACAATTTACTTTAAGCTCGGTAATCATGAGGATAGATTGCAGCGATACTTGATGGCAAAAGCAGATGCAGTTGCAGAGCTTATACATTATCGCCACTTGCTAAAACTTGACGAGCTTGATATTAGGTATGTAGAGTCAACTCAATTTATGAAGATAGAAAATACATACATAGTGCATGGTCACGAGATGAAAGTCTCAGGCGGCGTCAATCCCGCCCGCGCTTTGATTCTCAAAGCAGCGGCTAATGTCGTGATGGGTCACGTGCATAGGACTTCATTTAGCTCGATCAAGAGTTTGGATGGCAAGTTTTACAAAGCATATTCAACGGGCTGCTTGTGCAAGTTAAGACAAAGCTATATTCCTCATTCTAATAGTAATCATGGCTTTGCAATCGTGCATGAGAATGGCATTGTTGACAATCTCTTCATTGAGAATGGAGTGGTGCAATGAAGTCAAGTGAATTACTCAACGCATTGGTTATTCTTGCAGTGCTTTTGATCATCGGCTTTGTCTCAGGGCTTCACATGGGCAAAAGCAGCAATCGCATGACTGATACGGTGACCAAGGTGCAAGTCATTGAGCGCCCTGTAACGATTAGAGATTCAGTCCATACAAAGTCAGTCACAATTAAGACAAAAGATACGATCTATTTTCTTGAGAAGCCAATTGAGATACCTTGTGGCGATACTGCATTTATAGCACAATCGGACTCGGTCATCACTGCGACTCAAGATACGATTAACATGGCTTTTGCGTATGCTAATCGCAAGGGTCACTTCTCGCTTGTATATCGCCCCCGCCCTGACTCAATTAAGGTGGTAACTTTACCGACTCAAGTAGTGACTGAAAATAATTGGAGCTGGGTAGTTGGTGCTCTTGGTATTGGATTAGGTCTTGGAGTTTATTATGGCAGGCGCTGATAATCTTAAAGGACATAGCTTCAGAGATAAGCCGGAGCGTATCAATCGCAATGGCAGACCAAAGGGCAGCATAGTCTATGTCAAAGACCTTGCAAGGATGGCGGCTGAAGAGCTTGCAAAGCCCGGCAAAACTAAAGAAACTGTAGCGGCTGAAATTATTGAGATGCTGATTCATAAAAAGATCCTTCTCAAAGAAGATATTACAGCCATGAAACTACTAATGGAGTTACTGACTCACTTGAATAATCAAGTATCAGAAAAAGGCAAAATGATAATAGAGTGGGGTTCACAGAATGGACACAGTAATACGGATAAAACCGCATGATAAACAGCTTGAGATACTTCGGAATCGGCGTCGGTTTAACGTTGTTAGGTGCGGGCGTCGCTTTGGCAAGTCTTATCTCGCTTTTGCTTTGGCCCTTGAGAAAATGCTTGAAATTGATGGAGCGTATGTTCTCTATACAGCGCCCTCATACACCGAGCTCTCAGGCCGTGAAACTGAAGCGCAGCAGTTCTTTGCACCCCTTGGTGCGACATACAAGCAAGGCCAAATTAAATTAGGCCGTAGCACGTTGGTTCTGCAAGGTATTTACCGAGCGGATGGTTTAAGAGGTAATAAGTTTCACCGCTTTATCGGTGATGAGTGGGCTCACTGCTCGAATGCTGAAGACGATTGGAATTTTGTCATAAGTCCGATGCTTGCAGATTATGAAGGCGATGCGTTCTTTTTCTCAACGCCGAAAGGTAAGAATCACTTTTGGCAACTTGACCAAATGTCAGAGACTATGCAAGACTGGCAGTCGTTTCACTACTCGACATACGACGGCGGCCAGATCAAGTTAAGTGAAATTGATAGACAAAAAGAGATGCTACCGAGCTTAGTCTTTGCTCAAGAGTTTCTTGCTGAATATGTAGACCGCTCGGCTGCAAAGATAAAACGAGAATGGCTACGGACTACAAACGGTCAAGAATGCACGGCGTATTACATCGGAGTTGACCTTGCAATAAGCCAGAAAGAAACTGCAGACTATACGGCGATTGTGGTAATAGGCACGACAAAAGATGGTGAGGTAGTTGTAGTTGAAGCCGATCATTTTAGAGCGCAATTCCAAGAGATAGGACGCAAGATCATGTCAGCCGAACAACGATGGAATGCAAGAGTCGTAGCAGTAGAATCAAATCAAGCACAAGCTTGGATGGTGCAAGAGCTGAAAAGAAATACTAAGATGAATGTAGTCGGAGTGAGAGCGGATAGAGACAAGGTAATTCGCTTTCAACCAGTCGAGGCAAGATACGAGCAAGGGCTCGTCTATCACGTGCCTCACTTGAATCCGGACTTTACAGAGGAGCTGCTAAGTTTTACAGGCACTCCGCAAGACAAACATGATGACTTTATTGATGCATTGGGCTATGCCTTCAATGCGATTCGCAAAACACCACAGATATACGTATGAGTTTACTTGACCAACTTCGAGATAGAATCGCGGCTGCAGTTGCACCGCGAAGAAATGACAGACCGTATATTCGGTCAGGTGGTGCTCGCAATATTGGTGCGACTCAAGTCGGTAATGAGTTAAGCGCTTCGCTTCGAGGCACTGTCTTTGCTTGCCTTCAGCATCGAGCCAATGCTTTGAGCGGTATCAAGTTTGATGCCTATGCAGAAAAGAATTGGGAAAAAGAAGTTTTAAGCCGCGGTCATTGGGCTAATGAGCTGCTTTCAAATCCTAATCCTTATTTTACTCGCTCTCAAGTCTTTGGCTATATTGAAAACTGGCTATCCATTAACGGCAATGCGTTTATATGGACTCCGACAAACGGCTATCGAGTGCCTTTGCAAATGTGGGTGCTCAACCCTACTCGCATGAGAGTTATTAAAGGCGAAAGTAACTTTATTGATGGCTATGTTTATCAATCAGCTCAAGAAGGCAATATCGCCATCCCGGAGAAAGAGGTTATTCACCTTGCAAAGCTCCATCCCGCGAGCCGTCCTGAAGAGATTATCGGCATGAATATCTTTGGCGTTGGTCTTGTGACCGCCGCTTTGGAATATGCAAACATAGACCGCGAAGTATCGGCTTATTTGGCACGCTTGTTTGCTAATAATACAGTCCCTCCCCTCATTGCAAAGTTCCCTGAAAGATTCGATCAAGACGAGTGGCAAAAGCTGAAATCAGCATGGAATGAAGAACTACCAGACTATAAGCTCCGCGCTTTGCTTGGTGGTGGAATGCAATTAGAACTCCCGCCGAAAGGCGAGCTTGCAGTAGGCTACGATGCAGTAAGTAAGGATGTCAGGTCGCAAATCTCTCAAGTCTTTGGCGTGCCTCCGGGGATGCTTGACGGCTCATTCCAAAACAAAGCAACCGCCGAAGTCCAATGGGCAATCTTTAGACAAAATTCTATCGATCCCGAAGCGCTTTACATTGCTGAAGAGTTCACTCGCCATTTTAGAAGGTGGGAAGAAGACGTGCTTATCGAAGCACAGCCTTATGAATACAATGATCCTGACGCTGATATGCGTCAAGAAGAGTTTGAACTCAAGTGGGGAATCAAGACAATCAACGATGCAAGAGGCGAGCGTGGCTACGATCCGATACCAGAGGGTAATACTCCGCTTATTGCTAATGGTTTTGTCCCTTTACAAAGCGCCGTTAACCCCGCTCCCGCGCCTGTGGTGGCTCGGAATACAGAGACTCGAAGCCTAACAGCCAAGCGTGCTAAATTGCCCATTATAACAGCAGATGCAAAGGACTTGTTTTGGAGAAACTTTGACGCAATAACAGAGGCGAATGCCGGATCGCTTGAGAATGTAGTTGAGATGATTATTGCACAAATCAAAGAGCAAGTTTTTCAGCTTGCAGACGATGGCGTTTTAACGCTTGCAACCGTTGAAGTATCGCCTGAAGATATTGCACAATACGATGCAATTATTGCCGATGCTTGTAATCAAGTAGCTCAAGAGCTTTATACTACCCTTGCAATTGAAGGCGGCATGACTCCGACTGCAGAGATAGTAGCACTTGTCGAAGAATCAAGCGCTCAAATCAGGGATTCTATCGGAGTTATCAAGCAAGAAGTTCAAGCGACTCTAACTGCAAATGCAGGTAAAGACAAAGACGAGCTTTTTAAGATACTTACAAACAAATTCGACTCACTGCAAACAAGCAGAGCGCGTGCCATTGCGAATACAACAAGCGCAAATGTCACAAGCGGAATGCAATATGCAGTCTATAAAGACGAAGGCTTCAAAATGGTATGGCTCACACAAAGAGACAGCCGCGTAAGACCCGCTCATGCTGCAATGGAAGGCTCGACTCAAGGCGCGGATGGATACTTTACGGTAGTGACTGAAGTTAAAGACAAAGAAGGCAATATAATTGAAGTCAAAACCGAAAAAGCAAAGCGCCCTCTTGGCTCTGGTCTTAGCGCTTCAAATGCAGTCAATTGCAGATGCCAATTATTCCCGGTTGAAGCATAATGAGTTACAAGCCAAACAAAGGAATGCAAGAAGAAGCAGAGCGTGCTATCAGGTGGGTCGAAGAAGGCCGCGAAGGTGGCACTCGTATCGGCAAAATCAGAGCGCGTCAGATTGCACGCGGTGAAAACTTAAGCGAAGACACGGTAAAGCGTATGTATTCTTTCTTCTCACGTCAAGAAGGCGTAAAGGATGCAGAAGGCTTCGAGCCCGGTGAGGATGGCTATCCATCACCCGGTCGAGTGGCATGGGGTTTGTGGGGTGGAGACCCCGGATATTCATGGTCAAAAAACATAGTAGAGCAATTAAAAAATAGAGGTTTTAATATGGATTTAATAACACGCGAGCTGAACCTGCAACTCAGGGACGGCTACGAATACGAAGAAAAAGGAGAAGGCTACGAAGAGAAAGAGAATGATCTCTATACCTTCGTGGTATCAACTCCTGAAGTAGATCGTTATGGCACGATCATCGTGCCAAGCGGGATAGACTACACAGCCTATCTCAATAACCCAATCGTCTTAGCACAGCATGACTCTGACAAGTGGCCTATCGGTCGTTGTTTGGGCTTTGCAATGAATGGCGAAAACTTAGAAGCAACAATACAGATAGAGTGCATTACCGAAGAAGGCAAGAAGCTTAACAAGCTCATCAATGCCGGATTTGTTAAGGCAGTATCTGTCGGAATAATCCCAGTCGAATATGAAGAGCAAACAATCGACGGCTCAAAGGTCACAGTCTATACAAAGTCAGAGCTCGTAGAGTTTAGCGTCGTATCCGTTCCGGCAAATCGTCAAGCACTCATCAAAAAGTCAATCAAAACTCTTTTACAAGAATCAATCAATAAATACAAAAAGGAAAGTAGAATGTTGACTCCAGAGATCGAGCAAAAGATTCAGGATGAGCTGCTTCCGGCAATCAAGGAAGCATTCGTCAATGAAGTAATCAATCTCGGCTTTTCACCTGAAGAAGCCGAAGCATCCGTTAATGCGTTCATCACAGCAGGCGTGCCTCCAATGCTTGCAGTTTTGAAAGGCGAAGCACCCTCAGCCGAGCCCGAAGTAGCACAAGAACCTGCAGCCGCCGAGCCCCCAGTCGAAGTAGTTGCAGAGTCTGTTGAAGCTAGTTTTGAAGTTCCTGAAACTCGCGTAGGTAAGAAAATTGCAGCTTCCACACAAGCGCAAATCAATGAAGGCATGGACATGATCCAAAATGGCTACAAGATTATCAAGTCTGCAGTAGCCGGCGAAGCAGGTCGTTCAATCACTTTGAACTTACCTAAAAAACTTAATACAGAAGATTTACTCAATTTAATCTAAGGATAGTTTACTAATGGAAAACATTATCGTAACAAAAGACCAACTTAAAGAAGTTGTTGACCGCAAAGTTGCAGATCAACTTCGCACACAAAAGCCTACAAATAATAACGGCTTCGTATCAATCAAAGCAGACCATGATGCACGTCGCGATCAAGCCCGCACAGTTGCAGAGTATATCCTTGCAAAGCACAAAGGATATGAAGGTCAAGCAGATGAAATTGCACGTAAAGCAAATGAGAAGTATATCACACGTGCAAACTTCAACACAGGCACAGCGTCACAAGGCGGCGCGGCAGTTCCTCAGTTTTGGGTAGAAGAGATCATGTCTTTTGCTGATCAATATGGTTATGCAAGAGCACTCGCAAAGATCTATCCAATGCGCGGTAAAACAGAGAACTTGGTATCATCAGGCGCATTCACAGGCGCGGTAGTTGCTGAAGGTTCAGGCCTCACTGTAACTGACTCAACAAACTTCTTCACAGCTACAGCAATGACAGCTAAGAAGCTCGTTGCAGGTGCTATCATCTCTGAAGAGCAGTTGCAAGATGCAACTCCTGCATTTTTGGATTATGTAGTTAACGGTTTGGGTCGCGCTCTTGCCGAAACTGAAGATAAGCAGTTTTTCAACGGCGATGGATCAGGCGCTAACTTTACAGGCTTGATCGGTACTTCAGGAACTACGGTAGTTCGCCAAGGTGGATCAGATTCATCTACAAAAGATGCTTTTTCTGATATTTCTTGGACTGATCTTTGGAACTTGCGTCTCGGTATCAATTCTGGCGTTGGTGCAAATGGTGTATTCGTAGTGCCTCAGTCAGTGTTTGGCTTCTTGATGAAAGAGACAGGCGGATCACGCCCAATCTTCGACATGGTTCGCCCAATCGAAATCACATCAATCGGCTTGACTGCACTTGCAGGTAACTCATACTTCACACCTACAGGCCGTCCAATGCACGTCGTACCAGATGCACTCTTCCCAACAAGTGCAGCTAACAAAGCATCTGCTATCTATTGCGACTTCGCACAATTCACAGTAATGGGAATCCGCGAAGACGTAACAGTTAACGAATACAAAGAATACTTTGGTGCTACTGGTTTGGGTGGTACACATCAAAAAGGTATCGAAGTTGTTGAGCGTGTTGCTTTTGCATTCCCAGCTCCAAGTGCTATCGGTATCCTCAAAACTTCAACAACCTAATTAGGTGATTTATGCTCGTAGATGTAATTCTAATCGAGCCGTATAATGGCGTATCGGCGGGATACGAGACTTCTCTTCCCGCCGAGATTGCCGAGGCTCTTATAAAGGAAGGCAAAGCTAAAGATGCTCATGCAGCTCCAAAGCCTGCGCCAAAAGTAGAAACGAAAAAAACAGGTAAATAATCATGCCATATACAAGTGCAAATCCAAGGGCGTTCAATGCTCTTATGACTTTTCTCAATTTGGAAGTTAACGGCGATCCGACCTCCGAGGATACGGCGCTGTATACTTGGTTTGATGACCTTATTACGACTTGCTATGTAGAGGCTGAAAGCTATTGCGGTCAGCCTCTTCGTAGCGGTTCAGTGATATATCAATTTTATGCTTCAAAAGCTCAAAGAGGGCTCGAAGCAAATCACTCATGGAAATACATACCCTACAATGCAAACACGGCTCTCACAAGCCTGCAATGGCGTGAGAATGAGTTTGGCACTTATGCAAACTTTGACGCTGCTAACTTTGCATGGAATAGTGAGCCTTATGCTAACTATATTGTATTTCGTGACAAGACAAATGGACAATTTAAGGCGACGTTAAGCACTGGTTATTCAGATGCAGCCATGCCTTATACAATCTTGCAAGGCATAGCCGAAATGGTTGCACTTGCATACAAGCAAAGCCCTCAAGGTGGTAATTGGTTTGGACTAAACTCCGTCGCAACAGGTGGCGCGGGTCAAACAGTCAGCCAATCGCTTAAAACGGATATAGGATGGCATAAGTATTTTAGCCAGTTTGTGATACCTACGGTGTAAAATGATAAACGTAGAGGCTCTTAAAGGCATATTACGGCCTGTTATATCAGATGCACTGCAAAAACTACCTTTTGTCATGCAGGCGTTCATTGGAACGAATATGGAGTTTAGAGGGGCGGCTGATAGAATAGCACCTTCAACCAGTTCCAAGCTCGCAATTAACTCTGGGACGCTTTTTCGTAGCTTTACCAAAGGACAGCCCGGCAATGTTTTCAAAGTGACGCAAGAAGGTGATAACTTTGTAGCAGAATATGGCTCTGATTTGCCTTATGCAAGGATTCAAGAATACGGCGGCTTTATTAGAAGCAAAGGCAATATGCATAAATACTTTTGGGCACGTTATGCAGAGACCAAGCAACCGTATTTTAGAAATATCGCACTTAGCGTGCAAAAGAAAGGCGGTGTAAATATACCAGCCCGCCCGTACTTCAATCCTGCAGTGCAAAAACTTAGTCAAGACACGAAATTTGCAAACGATATTAAGCAACAAGTAATAATCGGAATACAACAATGGCAAGAGAATCAGCGGCGATCCAATCAATAACCGATAAACTTCGCACAATGAGCGGAGTCAAGGTGTATGACCAAGTGATGCTTGATAAATGGAATACCTATCAGTTCCCTTTTGTCGGAGTTTTGTCAGGTGCAGATTCTCGTGAGGTGATTGGGCTTGAAGATGATTCCGCTTTTGCCAATAAAGGCACTCTTGATGTCTACTTACTTGTTGGAGTGCAGGTCAAAAAAAATAGCACAGCTGGTAAGGCTAATTTACGTGAGGCTCTTGCTGATTTATGCGAAGCAATTGAGAATAAGCTCACAAATTACAGCCCTGCAGTCTATGAGTCCGATTATGAAAGGACATTCTTTGCGCCTATTCACTTTGTAGACGCTCAAGCGGTAACTTACAATGATGATGAGACAAAAGGCATATCATTCATGACTTTTAGAACGGTTTACTACAGAGGAGATGTATGAGATTAAGTGCTTGTGTAATCTTTCAGGATGGAGATGACCTGAAAGGATGGCGAGATTCTTTACCCGCCGATAATGTCGAAGTCGTAGCACTTCGCACGGCGGTCAACCCGGCACTCAAAGAGCCTGTATTTCAAGAAGTAGGTCGTATTGATGACCATATTGTGCTCTCATGGGAATATCCGGACTTCGAAGAGTATTTTGACTTCAGTTATTGCCGGAATAAGCTTGATGAGTATGCGACTGGTGATTGGATTCTGCACATGGATTCCGATGAGCGCCTTGCAAGTCCTGAAGATGAGTTTTGGCAATATATCGAAGAGCTCAACAAGAGCGAAGCGGTCGCGGCTTATCTATCCATTGGAGGATGCAATAATGATCTTGATCCGCAATATACGCACATTCGAAAGAGGTATAATATACCGGCAATGCGATTGCATAGAAGAAGCGCGTTTCTCAAATGGCAAAGAATATGCCATGAAACGCTCGAAGTTGACCCGAATGGTACGGTCGTAGCAGATACGGATATATTGCTATATCACAAAGGATATAGTCAAGATACTGAAGTCTTGATGCATAAAGCAGAACGGAACGGTGGCCTAATGGTAAGAGAATACACACGCGATAAGTCACAAAGAAACTGGGATTATTTAGTTAACACATTTTCATATCTAAAACAATTATCTAAGAGGTAATATCATGGTAGTAGGCGGCGCTAACCTTAGCGTATTCTATACAGCAAATGAACTCGGTACAGCCCCTTCAGTCGGCTCTACTGCAATTCATACAATGAAGCGTAAAATCAAAACTTCATTGACACGTACAACTTTTACAATCGATCAAAACGAAGACAATCCGGAACTTACTTCGTTCCTTGAAAACTATGCACCTGTTACAACAGTCACTGCAGATCAAGGCGAATATGAAGACGGGACAAAATTCAACTCTTCTCAAGCGACAAGCGATACACTTTTGCAAATCGTTTACGGCGGTGTAGACACAGTAGAAAGCAAGCGTAAAATTGTTTTGATGCTTTGCAAATTGGCTCAAGACGCTGGTGCTTTTGACCAAGAAAGCGGTAAGTACACAAAGCCTAAAGTAGGCGGCGATGTTGTCAACAATGATACAGACTTGGTTATCCCTGCAACTTATTTCTTGACTACCCTTGTAAGTGGTGCGACTGCGGTCACTATCCCTGCAAAGATTGGATATAAAGAAATCTGGTTTGCAATTCCAACGCCTTAATTCACACGGGGCGGGCAAAACCCGCCCCATTATTTTCACTTAATGGAGATTGCATGAAATTATATCTAAACGAAACAGCACACGAAGTAGCACTCTATTCAAAATTGACCCCCGCTCTTTATGACAAGGTTACGCCGCTTCTCTCTGAACTTGCAAATACTAAAGGCGCTCAAGCAGCCGCCGAGACCGAGATTATGGAGAAGGTATTTAGCCGCGAGAGCCTTGCAAAAAAGATAGACTTAACAAAGGGGCAAGAAGCATTTAAAGACATTATGCAAGAGTTCGAATTCCAAGAAATTGTAAAAACTGCATATCTGAAAGTCCGTGCAAATCTATTCGAGCTTATCAATGTCGATGAAACTACGATACCGAAAATTTTTGAGTTTGTAAAAGCAGTGATTGATGAGAGCAAAGTGCAGAATACGGAACTCTTGAGTGGTATTCAGTCCGAAGTTGCAAGCGAGTTTTGGCAAAACCAAGATCTTGATGGTATCTTGGACTCACTAAAGTTTTTTCGTGAAACAGTATGCCGAAGAGTCCGCATTATGTGAGTATTATCTTGAAGACTTGACGGTATTTAATGACCCAGACGATGACGAGTATGAAGAGACGGACGGAGATGAGAGCGCATATTACCTTGGCGAAATTGTAGGCTCATATTGGATATTCAAAGGCGTTGCAGGTGGCGATCCTGCAGCTTACTGGAAACTCTACTACGATACCCCGCGTGTCGATGTTATCCGAACTTATGCCTATACCATAACTTACCACAAAGAACGCCGCAAAATGGAGCGCAGAATCAATGGCCGATGATATCAAAATCAAACTTGGACTGGATGCAGCCGAATTATTCAACGGTCTGAATAAAGTCACTACCGAACTCAATCAATTGCAAGGTGAGACAAAGCAGACAGACCAAGCACTTGATAAAATGGCGGATATCAATACTTCGGGAGCCGTTGCAGATGTCAACAAGCTTTCTGAAGCTATTGATGGCGTTGGAGAATCTGCTGGTGGCCTTGGCGGTGTATTTGAAGGCCTCAAAGGCGGTATAGGTAATGCTCTTAGCGGTGGTTTGATTGGAGGACTTGCCGGTGGTGGTATAGCAGCAGGCGTGGAAGCTGGAGTCGGTGCAATCGTGGATGGTTTTGGGGCGGTTATTGATGCTGGTCGAGGACTTATATCGGCTCAGGGTGATTTGCAAGCACAAACAGGCGCGACGGGCGCGGAATTCGAAGCGCTCAAAGCAAGTGCAGAGGCCGCCTTTCTTGGCGGCGTTGGTGAGTCCGTAGCAGAGGCGACCAAAGTAATTAGTAATGCATCCGTAGTGCTTAAAGGCGCACTGCCAGCAGATCAGATTGGAGACTTTGCAGCAAAAGCGCAAGCGCTTGGGAATCTATACGAGAAAGATGTTAACGAGGTAATATCTAAATCCGCGCCGTTTATTAAGCAGTTTGGTCTTGATGGAGACGAGGCATTTAGCTTGATCGCCTTTGCCGCAAAAGAAGGTAAAACATCACAAGACGATGTGCTTGATACTCTTGCCGAGTATTCTCAGTTATTGCAAGAAGCGGGCTTCTCAGCAGAGGAATTTGCGGGTCAAATGGCAATCGCAGGGCAAGAGGGATTATTTAATACTGATAAGATTGCAGATTCGATCAAAGAAGCTCAAATCCGCTTAAAAGCGGGTGATACTGCGAAGGCATTTACTGATATTAAAAACCAATTACCCGCCGCCCTTGGTGATACGCTTGGAAATCTTGAGAAACTTGCTTCAAGTGGTCAAATTACTATCAAAGAGTTCTTGCAAAAGTCAGGCGAGACAATCAAGACTGCATTCGATGCAGGGCAAATCTCCGAAGCGATGGCTACTCAATTACAAGTAGCCGTAGCCGGAACGCCCGCCGAGGATATTGGAGTCGAAGCGTATAATAAAATGTTCGGCGCTCCAATACCAGTCGATGAAATCAAAGCAAAAGCCGCCCAAGCGGGTCAAGATGCAAGTAATGCCGTTGGTCAGTATTTGAGTTTTGATGTAGTTGGTCGTAACTTATCGCTTGCCTTTGAAAAAGGGAGTGCTATGGTGGTTAGTGGCTTGTCAACTACATTCGGAATGATTGCGACTGCAGTGGGGCCTACAATGTCAAATTTAATGGATACATTGACTGGTTATTGGGAAAGATTATGGTCTGTTATTGGCCCGATTGCTGCCTTAATTGGTGGTTCTATAATTGCCAATATAGTATATGCACTCAATGCAGTCATGGTGACTATTGATGTTGTATATTCAGTGCTAAGCGAGGCCTTTGATGCTATTGCAAATGCACTTAATCCATTGATTGATGTATTTAAGCAAGCATTCGGACTAGACGGCGCTCTTGGACAAGGTATGGATGTCATGAAAATGTTTCAGGAAGGCCTGAATCTCATGACTGAAATCATGCGCGAAGTTGGTGGAATTGTTGCCGATATTGGCGGGCTTATCATCGAGTTTCTTATCACTCCATTCCAAACGCTCATCGAAGTCATTGCCGATGTGACGCGCTCTATTGCAGGGTGGATAACGACAAATGATTCAAGTACGGAATCTATGAAGGAATCAGGAAAAGCCGCTCAGAATAGCAAGGGGTTTATCGATAGTCTCCGTACTGCATTCGATAACATCAGAGGCACTATCGGAGGCGTTCGCGAGTCCTTTATTCAAATCAAAACTACTATCGGTGAGTTTTGGGATGCTATCACTCAACTTGATATTCAAAAGGCGCTTTCTGCTTTTACTGGTTTTGGTGAGAAACTTACTCAAGCGTATGATCGTGGTTTTAATAAGACAAAAGAAACTATAAAAGGGACTGCAGATGCACAAAATAAAGCTCTTGAAGAGACTCAGAAAACATTTGACACAAAAGATACGAAAGATACTAAAGACACAAAGGGTACGAAAGGAAAGGGAGGAAAAGAACGTAAATCTGAACTTGAACAACTAAAAGAAGACCTTAAAGATGAAGAGGATGCTATCAAGAGTTCTAATTTCTTTAGACTAGAAGAAGCTAGAAAAGCGGGTAAAGACTTGAAAGTAGTGCAAGCGCAACTTGATGCCGAAGGACAGGCAAGACTTAGAACATTCCTTAATACTCGCCTTGCCGATGTAAAAGATGCCAATGCAATCTTGAATCAAGAGCAAATCACAAGCATAATCAAGCCCAGTGCAAAGAAAGGCGAGACCGTGCAAGATGTTGTGACATTTTATACCGATTCGATTCAGAAGTTTAATAAGAGCACAGGCGCTGAAGTCAAAGTTAATATCGGCGCTGCTAATGATAAAGAAATACAAGACCAACTCAAAGGACTTGTCAAGCGTATTCAAGACCAGTCAAAAACGCTCGAAGGCTCACTTGATAAACTGATACCAGCAAGCGCGGTCAAAACAACCGAAGAACTTAAAAAAGTACAAGACTCATACGACTCATACGCTCAATATGTGCAAGGTCAAGCGCTTGATATTCAAGCTGCTATCGATGTCGCTATTGGACTTGGTGATGACAAGACACAGCGCTTATTAGAGCAACAACTCGAAGCCAATCAAACGGCGCTCAATGATGCAAAGACAAAGCTTGATAAATTCGCAAAAGATTCTGCAGCGGAAATCGAAAAGAATAGCGGTCTATCAGGCGCAATACTTACTCTGCAAACGGCTCTCAACGATGCTTTCAATATAGAGAAAATTCGCAAAGAAAGAGAAACCAATGAGCAAATAAGACAAGAAAGAATTAACGCTCTCAATGCTGAAGAAGACGACCTTATAGGCTCACTTGCAAAACGTGAGATTTCATTCGAAGAGTATTCAGCAAAAGTAGCCGATATTGAAAAAGCAAGACAAGATGCAATGGAAGAGACTGAAACGACTTTCTTGGAACGAATGAAAGGAGTCATGGATCAGACCGTAGGTAACTTGCTTAAAGGGCAATCCACGGCTATTTCTGGCTTTGTGCAAGATCAGTTCAAAGATACCGAAGGCAAAGTATCAGACTCAGGTAAAATCATCGGCAATTTAATGGGTAATCTTGCTACTCAATTTGGCGATCTTGCCTTATCAGGTAAAGCGACGCTGATGGACTTTGCGCGAAGCTCTGTGCTTGTAGCTTATGAAGCACTTCAACAAATGATACCGATATTCATTGCTGAAATTGCAGGGAAGCAATTTGCAGAGCTTGGCTTGCTTGGTATTGCATCGGCTGCAGCTTTGACCATTGCACTTAACGGGCTCTTTGCCCTTGCAGCGCCTTCGCTCGGCTTCAAAGACGGGGTCGTAGGACTCGAAGGTCCGGGCACGGAGCGAAGCGACTCTATACCAGCATGGCTATCAAAAGGCGAGTCAGTTATTACAGCAGCCGGAACGCGAGCCAATCGCGAAGAGCTCGAATGGATGAATAAGAACCCCGGCATGAGTATTCGAGACTACTTTACTGCCAATACCCCCGCAGTTCGCTATTCAATCAATAATGATGGCGACCTTATTAAAGAAGTCCGAAAACTTCGCGAAGAGACTCGCGGGCTTGGTAAGCAAATCAATCG